ATTTACGCAGATGAAATAGACTGTACAAAATTACATATAGACTATTTCGGCTATACTGGTAGAGACATGGACTATAAATTGAATTACGGGAGAGCTTGCGGAGGATTCGTACATAACCTACCTGGATATTGCTTCCTAGCCGACCACAACCGAGGAATTGGAATTTATGGAAATCTAGTACAAAGTCCAGATTATATTAGAAGCACACAAACAGAATTAGACGAATTTTACAATATTCTAACTGGATACTCTCTAGAAACATATTTCCATTTCCTAACAATTAGCAATATAATGATTGATTCCAGTAGACCAATGGCATATAACCCTCAAATTCTCAGATAACTATGTACATAATTGAAAAACTGAAACTAAACAAGTTTCAACACGTAAGAATACCTACCAAGAAAGAGTATTTTTTAAGAGTAGGAGAGGTTACAACAAGCAACGAAAACTACACCGGAGACGAGAAAGCAGATTTCGACAACAACAAGACGGAAATGCTAGACAGATATATGAAAGAAGCTAAAACCGAATACGATAAATACGTAAAAGACCTAGAGGACAACAAGAAAAAAGCCGACAAAAAAGAAGACTAATTTCTTTTTTTTAGGTTATTCCTAAAGATTTCTGTGAGAAGGGGGCATATAAACACGAGAGAGTTTGCCCCCTTTCTCACACTTATCCCCCAACGCTACACTTTCGTTGCACCCTCGTTATTTCAAACTGTCTTCCTTACAGTCGACAGTTTAAAATAACTCTGGCGCTTGTATAAAGACAATAGTCTCGATAGAGCCGTAAAGAGAAAATAGACTATTATCTCGTAACAACCAAAAGATGCCGAATAAATAAATACTACCGTTTCGGCAGGCTTACGCCAACAATCAAGGACACCAGGAGCGCGGGAAGCCGGCATCGAGCCGGCACCCGCAACAATCGGCTGTAGCCTGCCGGCGCGCAGGATAATAAATAAAAACGTGAAAATCAATCAAATAGCATCAAATAGTCACAATATTGCCCAACGATGCGCAACCGTTCCAACTTTTTTTTAGAAAAAAGTTTGTAAAAAAATCGTAGTTAAACTATGAAATATAATATAAATTGTATAACTTGCGCACAAAATCAACAATAAACTACAAAATTTCAAATTATGAATTACACAATTAGAGTAAAAATGGAAGATGGCAAATATTGGAAAATTTGCGATTGCCTAAATGAAATAAGCCTACTATGGTGGCTAAAATACTATGTTAAAAAATACGGAAAAGAAAGACTAATCATTAAACCAAACTAATATGAATGAATATAAAAATACTGGAGAATTCTACAAACAATTAATTGAAAGAATAGTAGAAAATAGAAAAATAACTAAAGCAACATTTGCACATGAAATCGGAGTAACACCAACATCATTATCCAGGTGGATAAAAGGAAAAAGCCAACCAAGAAAAAAACTTGCAGATAAAATAATTTATTACTCATTGGAAATTGAATCTTTAAAAGAAATTAAGTTTATTATAGACAACTCAACACCTTAGAAAAATGCAAAAAATTAAATGTGCAAAAATAAATTTGCCAACATATATAATAAAAAGAGAAAGGCTCAAATTACAAGAAAGAATAAGCAAACTTAAAGATGAAGACTTAATTAAAAAGTTCACAGAAGAAGAACTCCAGTACCTATTTATAGGATTAAACGCACTAATAGGAGTTAAGAAAATAGGATTACCAATTAGTTGCTGGATAAACGAACACACATACAAAATCTTGTGTAGAATATACATAAGACTGAATGGAAGGTCAGATTGGCTAGCATGCAACACGCCATTTATTCACGAATTGGAAGAACTCGAGAAAGAAACGTTAAAAAAAGAAAACAATATAAATAAAGATTTAGAATTATGGGAAATGGAAGACCTACCGGAATAACTAACAATTCAGCCGGAACACAAAACACAACTGTACAACAAATGCCAGAAAATATGGCAGGAACAAGATACGAGGAATTGTGGAAAAACAATCCTTGGTTAAATATGAAAATAGAACCAAGTTTTTGGGATAAAATCGCAAACGGACTAGGATTTAAAACAGCCACAGACAGAAGCAACGAACAAATACAAAACAATGCACAGCTTTACTACTCACAACTAATGGAAGCACTAGGAGAAGAAAACTACAACAGTGCACCAGAACAAGTAAAACGCCAATTAATGGCAGGAGTAAATCCAGACTTAAACAACGGACTAACAGCAGGAGAAGCAACAGAAATAGACAACCAAGCTTCAGGCATAGGAATACAAGGCCCTGAGACAATGGAACAAATATCAAACACAATACAAAAAGGAATCCAAATAGGAACAAACGCGATAGCCATGATAAACGGCGGATTTAAAGCAGTCATAGACGGAATCATAGGAGCAGAGCAAATTAATTCAACACTAGGAGGAAGAGACGAACAAATAACAAACATGGTTAACGCAATGTTTGACGATTTAATCGATGATAAAGGAGAATTATATATTCCAGGTATAGGCAGTTTAGGAAAAGTGAACAAAGTAAATTCAGACGGAGAAGGAGACAACCTCGATAGTGTAACAGTGGTGCCAACTATGACCTGGAAGGACTGGAATAATAATAAATTCGTTAGGGCAAGACTACACACACAAAGAGAAAGATTAGTTGCCTGGCATCAAGTACAAGTAAGAATGAATTCTTACAGACCAAATCTACCAGCACTAAACAAAGACGAAGAATACTACACAAACGAGTCAACAATAGGTAAAATTCAATCATACGGAGAAAATCGTAAAGAAATTAAGGAATTTTTCAAAATAACCAACGAAAGCGACAAAGACCTAAAACTTGCAGTAAACAAATTTCAGCAAGATTATTACGATGAGGTAAACAAAAGCACAAGCTACGGATATAGAAATGAAGAGGGAAAATGGGTAAAAACAGAATCCGCAAGTTTAGGAACAATTAAAGGAAGACTTGAAAGACAACAAGCAGATTTAGACAAATCAATTGTAGACCTAGAAAAAAGTGTAATGTCAGTATACAGCAATTTAATGCTGAATATAGACGAACAAATTAACAACTCACAAACTCTAATGGAAAAATATTTTTGGATGTCGGCGCTAGACATATTTTATAATCATATGAATAGAAGCAAATCCGGAAAAAATACCACAATAGGAGATATATTAGGAAAAACAATAGAAAACATGAACAACAAACCATATGACAGTATAAAAACAGAAATGTTTATACCATATTAAAATGTGCATTAAACCAATAACAATAACAAATCCGTCATACAAAACAACATGGAAAACATCAAAGAAAACGAATATAACAGATAAATATATACAAGTACCTTGCGGAAATTGTTCTCAATGTATAGCCATAAAACAAATGGAATATACTCAACGGATACTGATGGAAAGTATCAATTCAAATATATTCATGTTGACACTAACATACAATGATGAAATGATACCTAGACACGCAACAAGTACAGGTTATAATCTAAAATACGCAGACAAACAAGATGTTGTAAACATGTTCAAACGTATAGACACATGGAGAGACAGACATATAAAATACGAAGATATTCCCAAAATAAGATATTTTGGAGTAACTGAACTAGGAAGCGAAAAAGGCAGACCACACATACACGTACTAATACTAGTAAAAAAATGGAAAGGACAAACACATGAACAACTACTTGACCTGGAAAACAAACTTTATTGGCTATATAGAAAAAACTGGAAAAGAAATATAGCACCAAGCACAAAAAAACCAGTTTACAAGGAATTATTTACTTATAACGAAAGCTGGAGAAATAGAATACTTTACAGAAACTATGACTTGCACTACGTGAACCCATCAACAACAAACAATGGTGTAGCAGATGCAGCATGGTATGTACTAAAATACTTATTAAAAAACACAGACAACTATGAAAGTACAAAAGAGGTACAAAGGCAGAGAGCCTTAAAAATGAATCTTTCGACAGTCATCGAAGATGTCGATGAAAACGGAGAAATAAAATCAAAGTTCCAACCGGATACAGAGTATTATGAAATTTGGAACAAAATAAAAAGCAAAGCATTTTACTCTAAATATTTTGGTTTAGGAATGAAGCCAACGCCTTTTGGAGACATCGATGAAGATATATATTACTGGATAAGAAAAGGTATAGAATACGGTAAAGGAAAATTTGATTATCCAATCTTTGTACACCCAATAACCGGAGAAACATTTCCGCTAGCAAAATACTATCATAAGTACTTACTAGAAGACAAAGATATAGATGTAATGTATAACAACAAGGAACGCGAATTAAAAACACTCACCGAAATACAAAACGTTGTCGACAAATGGAAAAGGATTCAAAAAACACAAATCGAAACAGAATTTGAAACTAACTTAAAAATTACACAAAATGATTACTGAAATAGTATCAAAACCCGATGTACAAAAAAACGTAGGGGGCGGAAGACACAAACACAGCCGTTTTCCGATGGGATATCCAAAAAGCCAAACATTAAGATTTGGAGAATACGCACCAGTTTTCGCAATGAAAGTAGTTCCAGACGATGGGCCAATCGACGTACAAATACCAACGGAACTGCGCTCATACACGTTAAAAGCTCCACTAATGGGAAGCAATATCCGAATGAAACAAGACCTTTTCTATATTAGAAAAGAAGCAATTCTTCCAAGAGCTGCAGAATACATTATTAAAAATCCTAAACACGGAGACGATGCACCAGTAGACGCAAATTCCGTAGTTTATGGATTTAAAGAATGGGTAACGGTGCAAATTGGAAGAAGGCAAGGATATATTGAGGATAACGCATACAATTTAGTACAACAAGTAGAAGACAAATATTTCGATAAAGGACTAGTAAAAGCCATACTTGATTTACTAGTATTTATGGAAACATTCTTAAGTGCTGGAAGCCTACTAGCAAATCTTGAGTATTCAATGGAAGGATATTTCACATGGAATAACGAAAGTATCGAAGAAACTCAAAAACAAAATTTCGGAGCATATTTCGATTACATGATAAGAAAGCTACTATTTGACAACGGAAAATTTATATTAGAAGGAAAAAACATTGAACTAAACGGAGATGTATTCCAATTAACTCCGGAAACAATTGCAAGTGATGGCAAATTGTCATTAAGACAATTTATATGCGAAATAAGAGAAAATCCAGGTTGGGCATTTGAAGACACTTTCGAGATACCAGAAAACACAATAGAAGCAATATATGGGGGAGAATTTTTTGAAAATATAATTTCAGGGGCTGAAGATATAAATACTCCATTTAACTATGAAAAATTAATAGCTTATCAAATAGCATGTGCTCACTTTTTCTCAAACGACAATGTAGATTATATTTACAATGCGCAATTATGGAGAGACAACATGCAAAGTATATACATGCAAATAACAAGAGAAACCAGTCTTCCAACATGGGATTTTAACGGCATAACAATGCAATACGATGCATTAAGCGGAAAGATATTCAAGAATGTGATGATAGCAATAGAAGATGGCGAAGATGATTGGAACCTAGAAGCATTAGCATGGTTATACAATATATTCTCATTTAGACGAAGCCTAAGAGATTGGGATTATTTCACAGGAAGCCGTACACAACCATTAGCAGTTGGAAACGTTGACGTAGCAGTAAACAACAACAAAGTTTCTGTAATAGATATAACAAAAAATATCCAGAAACAAAGATTCTTAAACGCAGTAAACAGAGCCAAAAACGGAATAAGAGGATATATAAAAGAAATTTTCGGAATCGAAGACAAAGAAGATAACCATAATCCTTTTTGGTTGGGACACACTAAAGACGATATAGGAGCACCAGAAACAGAGAACACTGCAACTGAACAATACGAGAAACAGCTTGCAGTAACAGCACAATTTAGATGTGGAAGCTCAAACAAAAAGTTTACTCTACATTTCGACATGTATGGAATTGTAATCGCAATTCGATATTTCGATATTCCAAGGCTTTATTACAGAGGTATACACAGACACTTTTTTGAAGCAGACCGTTTCGACATGTTTTTGCCAGAAATGCAATACATAGGAGACCAGCCAATTTACGCAGATGAAATAGACTGTACAAAATTACATATAGACTATTTCGGCTATACTGGTAGAGACATGGACTATAAATTGAATTACGGGAGAGCTTGCGGAGGATTCGTACATAACCTACCTGGAT